TACAAACAATAAACAATCATCCAATCAACCATCATCCAATGAAAATGGGCAAAGAATATTCGGAGAAGGACTTCAATTTCAACCATCATTCAATCAATCATCATTCAATCAACCATCATTCAATCAATCATCATTCAATCAACAATCATTCAATCAACCATCATTCAATCAACAATCATTCAATCAACCATCATTCAATCAACAATCATTCAATCAAAATGGGCAAAGAATATTCGGAGAAGGACTTCAATTTCAACCATCATCCAATCAACCATCATCCAATCAAAATCTGCAAAGAATATTCGGAGAAGGATTTCAATTTCAACTATCGAAAAGACAACACGAATTAAGTCTACTAGGCGACCCAAGTGTCTGGAAAAATCCAGATATGCAATATGAAAATATCATAACAGTTTTAACAACGGGATTTCCAGAGATTGATAATGAATACATAGTTACATTAAATTTTGCATTACTCAATTACAAACATAAGCCGTCTGAATATTATTATTATTACTATTTTAAATTTGCGAAAAAAGATGACCCTGAAATAATCTACATTCCAGTAGATTTCACATATGCAAATGAGATGACAATAGGATTGTTAGAAGAGCATATTCTATGTAAACAGAACTTCTTCTGTAAACCTTTTGAATATTGTATGCAAGTTAATCTATTAAATTGTGATCCAGTTGGTGTTATTCATCATAAATCAAGATCACGACCAGGTGTTGAATATGACATGGCAACTTACTGCTTCTTGGGAAAATTAATATGTAGTGGAACATCAATCTTTGAATAATCATCTTCCAACAATATACAATGAGTTCACTGTGACCACATCTCTTATTAACTTATCTTCATAACCTTCTAACACCTTCAGGAGTTTATGATATCCCAAACTTTCCGCAATACTCACAATGTCCTCCAAGATACTCGTTATCCTCAATATCCCTTTCACAAAGTTTCCCTCATAAATATCTGTACACTGGTAAACATTATTCACACTAAATCCTTTTGCCCACAGATATGCAGGAACAACAAAGTCCAATTTCACTTCATAATTCAACTCACGCTTCTGTGGAATGTTGAAACTGTATTCTGATTCAACTCCCTTCAGATACTCATACTCATCCTGTAGACTATACAGATTGTCAATAACTTTCTCACTAATAGATCCACTCAATCCCTTTGGACTCACCTCGTGATTACTCAAACTCTTCTCATCAATAAACGCAGCAACAACTCCCACAATTTCCTCAAATGTACACTCTTCCAAAGATCTACTAAAGAGCATCTCAGTAAAGACTAATGGATTACAATTGTTAATCTCAATCGCAATCAATCCTCTTTCCGTCAATTTATCATCTTCATCAATATATTTACCTCTCCTCAATATATCCACTACACACTTAACATCATCCAATACATGATTCTTATAATACTCTATTTGTGCCTTAACATCCTTCTGTTCATTCTCCGCATCCACTACCTTTTTGATAATCGCGAAACTCTCTTTGAATCCTTCAACTCTCTCAATAGCCTTTCTCCTCTTCATTGCCTTCTTCCTGTCCTTGTTACTCAGTTTAATAATATTGTTTGCCAGTTTTGTATCCAATTTCATGTACTCTCTGATGTCTGCAATCATCTTCTCACTCAATTTCTCATACTCCCCATAATCAATCTTCCCCATTGTTGCCTCCAATCTTCCTATAGCAGAATCGTTCTCTTTACAGAACAGTGTTGTGTTAATAAACTTCTCAATAGACAGATCACTATTGTGTAACGCTTTCAGAACAAACTGATAAGATGGCACAAATTTAGACTTAACAACTGGACTATTTCCAGTCATAACACTTTTTAATGTTGAATAATCCGGTAAGTCCATTGTAGGTAATATGATAACTGTTCCATGTTTATCCAATCCTCTACGACCAGCACGTCCACTCATCTGCAAATACTCATCTGTTCTCAAGTATCGCAAACCCTTGTTGTCATATTTCTGCAGATCATTAAAAATAACAGTCTTTGCCGGCATATTAACACCAACAGCAAAAGTCTCCGTTGCAAATAGTAGTTTGATCAAGCCTTTAGCATAAAGAATCTCAATAATCTCTTTTAAAATCGGAATTAGACCAGAGTGATGGTAAACAACTCCTTTCAACAACTGATTGTAAACATCTTGGTACTGTTGCATATGTCCATAATACTGTTTGTACTTGCTCAGACGATTGCGGAATACTAGGTCGATCTCTTTGCGTTCCTCTTGAGTCACAAAACTGTGAACAATTTCTCTAGCACATTTCTCACATTTGGCTCTAGAGAATTTGAAATAGATTGCTGGTAACATCTTTCTCTTTTGTAGATATAATACGAAAGAGTTGATAATGGATGAGTATTTCTTCTTCTCATAACTTTGTTTAACTAGGTTGTAATTGTAGAAGTTACCATTTGCATCGATAATCTCCAAAAGATCGTTTCTACTTTCATCCCAAAAATAATGTCTCAAAGGAACAACACGTTTCAATGTCGTAATCAAATGAATCGGTTTCTGCTTGATATTTCCCAACCATTCAGCCATTCTATCAGCTTTATCAATAGTTGCAGACAATAAAACTAGATTAACTCTACTTGGCAAAAGAACTAGGGTCTCTTCCCAAACTTTTCCTCTATCTGGATCATTGATATAATGAACTTCATCAAAGATAACGCAACCAATGTCGTTAATATCGACACTGTTTTGACAGATTGCATTGTCTTCTCCACTATCCTGAAAGTTGAAAAGCATATTCAAAAGAATCTCCGTTGTCATAATAATACAATCAGCATCGGGATTCATTTTGATATCACCAGTTAGAATACCAACATTGGGAAACTGTTTGGCGAACTCTTCATACTTCTGATTTGACAAAGATTTGGTAGGAGAAGTGTAAATGACTTTCTGACCTTTCTTCAAAGTATGTGCAATTCCATAAAGAGCAACAACTGTTTTTCCACAACCTGTGTGAGCAGTTACGAAAACATTCTCATCTTTGGAAATTCTGTAACAGGCTTCGTTCTGGAAGAGATCAAGAGGAAATTTGAAATTCATAGCGGGATCTTCAATGACATTGTTATCTTTATTGTTATAAATAGTTAAATAAGACATTTGTGAACAACTTTAATTGGCAAAATTTTAAATTGAAAATTTTTCATTTTTAATTTAATTGTTAAAAATATATTCACTTAGAATCTTGGTTATCATCTTGGTAAATAAGATTTCTGATATAATCTTCATCTTCTATATTTTCATCACCATTCTCACTAATATATTCATATATTTCTGATGGATCTTCATACCAAAAAACACACATATTTCCAACTTCAACAATACTATTTAGAGTAGTTGAATCTATTTTACTGAAATCAAATTTTGTTTTATCTATTATATTATCATTAAACTCTTTAGAAATAAGAATAGTACATGTCCATAATAGATTTGATAAAGTTTCTTCATCATAATATTTAAACTTTATCAAAACTTGACCTTCATATTTTAACATATCATCGAAATTTCTCATAAAATCATCATATTCTATATCATAACTATCATCATATTCATCAATGTTAATAAGTTTTACATTTTCATATATCTCATATGGATCATCTATTACTTTATTAAGAATTTCCCCAAAAGGTATCTCAAAATCTCTTAAATATATTGTAATGTTCTTATAGTCTTCATCTTCTTGTATAATATTCCAATACTTCTTATTTATTAGTTTATTCAAATACCAATCGCCACTACGTTTGAAATAATAAGACATACAAATTAATACTTTGTCCTTTTATTCAGACACATCTGGACAAAATTTATCTTTCAATTGTTCACGTGAAGGTGATTGATTGTTCTTTTTGCGATAATCTTTTATGTAATCGCAAATTTTGTCAATTTGATTTGGAGTCAACATATTATGGTAAACCAGTATCAATACAATCTTTATAATATTTCAAAAATCAATTTTTTACAAACAGCTCTTTGAAATCTTCCTCTTCAACATAGTCTTCCCCTTGTGAATAGAACCAATCGTCGATCTCTTTTGGCTCATAGTATTCGTTACGCGTAATACTACCAATCTCAACAATATCATCTTTACTATCCTCGCCATAGAGATATTTACCTATATTTATCTTTTGATCACCACCAAATGTTTCCCAAAACTCTTCTGAAATTAAAACAGGTATGGTGTTATCTTTGTAATTTATATCCAACATTATTTTGCCTTCCCACTCACTATAATCGAAAATGTACTCAAAATTACTCAAAAAATCATCATCTTGTGGATTACCTTCATGAAAGAAGACATTGTGATGTTTAGCTATATCATGTATTTCATACGGATCTGATACAGTCTCTTTAAGGATATCTTTGAAGTAAAGAATAACTTCACTATGTTTACCGTTGACCTCTCCAAGATAGATTTTTGTATTATATGAATTTCCTTTGCAACTAATTTTATTCCAAATTCCAGTAGTTACCAATCTATTATCAGACCATTTACCACCTCTATCAAAATTATACGACATACGTATGAGTTCTTTGTCTTTATATTTTGAGACATTGGGGCAGAATAGCGTTTTCATCCTTTCACGTGGCATTAATGTACCATAGTGGTCTTGATATTTTCTCAGTTCATAATAAATTTGATCAACTTGTCTTGGATTTAGCATGATCATTGTTTTTTATAATGGATAACTCATACAAAAAAAAATCATTTTTTTACAAGTATTTTCTTTCTGAAGAATTTTTGTTTGTGATAATTATCAAGAAACTCCAAAGAGTAAAGCTTCTCGTCTATCTCTTTCGGATCTTCAACATAATCCCAAACAACGCTTGATATTTCAATAACTTCATCTTTACCACCAACTTCCTTTAAATTGATCTTTGTTTCATCCTTTACATATTTGTCACAGAATTTACTAGATACAAGAAAAAGGTACTCAGTTTCTTTGTCATCTCTCAGAACAATCAAACATTTACCTTCACGTTTGCTGTAATCGAAAATATACTTGAAATTACTCAAGAAATCATCATCTTCATATGATCCGTCATGTGATTTTGTAGATTCATATATCTTCACGTGTCTTGAAATATCCTTTATTTTATACGGATCTCTTATATCCTTATCAAAAATTTCTCCAAAAGGAAGAATAACCTCACTATGTTTACCGTTAACCTCTCCAAGATATATCTTAACATCATCGGAATTTTCGTTTTTTAAACAAATTTGATTCCAATGCATTCTACTAATAAGTTGATTCATTGACCAACTACCTCCTCTGCTGAAATTGTAAGACATACATATAAGTACTTTGTCCTTGTATTCAGACACATCTGGACAGCATTTTTTTTTCAATTCTTCACATGAAATCATTGTACCATACCTCATTTTATGACTTGTAATGGTGTTGTAAATACGTTCAATCTGATCTGGACTCAACATTTTGTTGTTCAAATACAATAACGAATCTTTTATATAAAAATTCAATTTTTTTAATAAAAACTTAAAATTAAACGATGATATATTATTAACTTGAAAATGCTTGGAATTTGTAACAGTTAAATCGTACGTAGATTGTGGAACAAGCAACATCTAGTACATGATGCTATTGAGTTACGTCAGAAATCCATTGGAGAACCAATCTGCCAATGGTGTAGCAATGACTGCAAATAAATACCAATTTGTAAGAGTAACGGTGTGCTCATAATGATGCGAATGTTCTATGTATCCCATCGAGATTCATAGAACAGAATGTGTTAAAAAATATATTGAAAACTTTCCTAGAAACTGAGTTTGAAGGAAAAGAAGTATAAACAAAATACCTGAAGTTTTCTCAATAGAGAGGCCAGAGTGAATAACGTTTGCCTTCAGTTGGATTCTTCTCTTCATCCAAATCAACATCATGAAATTCACTTCTATCATTTTCTACTTCAACAACTACCTTCTCTTCATCGTTATCATGTGTACTACGTGTACTACGTATACTGCTTGAACTGTGTTCTTTTCTTATAACTACTGGAAGTATCTTATCTCCTGTTAAAAAATTAACTCTACTTCTTAATCTTTTAACATTAATAAATGAGTACATTCCTAAAGCAAAATTACCTGCTATTGCAATAAATGCAACTATCAATGCATAATCTCCTGAATCCATATTCTTTTATAAAAAAATCGCCATTTTTTTATATCATATTTTGAACTTATAAAAAAGTGCAAACTAAAAATATAATGGATATATTGAGTCAATACAATTTTTATACAAGTTTTAAAAGAGAGATTGAGGATGAAGGTTGTGATACATCGGTACTCACAACACTTTTATACAAACATGCAATAAAATTTGATAAAAAGATTTATGACATGTTTATTGAAACAATCAACAAATCAACAATGAAGAAACATGAAAAAATAGCAATGAAAATGTTCATTTTCTATGACGAATGAGATTACCATCTTCATTTTCAGCGACGATGTCGATGATTTATAAAAATAGGTGGTAACTTATCCATTATATCTTCTAGATCCTTGTACTTAACTTTCAAATTCTCAATTGTTTTCAACTGTTTTGCAGAGCGTTCTTTTGAATATTTTTTGGGAATGTGATCTAAAAGATCTTTTGATATATCGAGTTTCTCAAATATCTCCTCCAAGTTATCCCACAATGTTTCATATTTAAGACATACTATGTCATAGTTCATATTTGTGCGACAGAATACATAATTTTCAAAGAAGTTTCTCAAACCTAATATATCATTCTTCTCTAAACTGTATTTCAATCTGGTATCTTCACTCTTGCTAAAGTATTTTCGCAATCGAACATCGTTTATGTTCAACCCGATATTGTTAAAGTGATACATTCCCCAACCGTCATGAGATAGTAATGATGATGATGGTTTCCTATATAGATATATAACAGTTATATTATCTACAATCTTCTTATTTCTTATTACTTTCTTGTAATTGAACCATTCTGGTTCTCTGCTCAACTTTGTTCGTCGAATTGTTGTTAACATTTTTGGCGGATATCGAGAATGAATATGAAAAACAGTATATTTGCGTGCTAACAATTTACACAACATTGTACTTGCACATCCGCCAAAAGAGCATACGTAAAAAATTCGCATGTTTATATTATTAATAAATTTTTGCCCTACATACACCGCACTCGGCTTTTCTCTTGCAATTATTTATGTTTTTCATATACTCATTAAAACACTCTTGATGAACAGAGTGACCACATCTTGAGAATGTTACAACTTCACCATTTACACCACTTTGGACAAGTGGATCTAAACAGAAGTAACAATTCTCTTTTTTTAAATCTTGACAGATATGAATGTGTTTCAATTTAATATTCACACATCTGTTACACTTATCACAATGATACATATCACTTTTATTCCCTACATTACAAACACAACATTTGACACAATGATAAATATTCTCATCCGTTATAATATTGCACTTTCTACAATAATTCTTTCCAAATTGCTTTCTACATCCTTTGCATCTATTGCCATTCCATAATTGTACTCTGTTACAATGAATACACAATTGATACTTCTTTTTTAATCGATGATTTTCGTAACAGTCATGATCATATTTTGAATTGTATATTTTACAACAAACATCACAAGGAAATATGAACCCTTTTTTCAAAACACTGTTGTTCATTTTAGCCATTCTGAACGATAATTTTCCGAAATTATAATTATCACGCAAGGCTGTTACAATAATATCTTCTTTTTTCATTTTACATAAAGCACATCCCATTTACTAATTTTTAGTTTGATAAAATTTTTATAATCGAAAATATTCATTTTTTTTTTTCATTTCACATTTTAAATTCGTTATCTCTTCCTCCACATCCTCTTTCACAAATTTCTCGTAGTTCTCTTCACTTATTTTATATTTCTTATAAGTCTCATTCTTAACATTGTTCCTCTTTGTCTTTGTATGTTTATTAACATATTTAACTACATCCCTCTTTCCACCAAATCCATAAAAAGAACGGAAAGTTTCTATGAATTGTTTACCTTTATCTTTTTGTACCCAATCTAAATTTACCATTACAACATAATTCTTCTCATCAAAAAACTTTTTCAAATTAGTGTACTTAAAATATCTCAATTGAATTGGATTCATTGATGTTTCCCAAGGATAAATAGACATATCATTAAACTCTTTGCCGATTTTCGATATCTTTTTCGAAATAAAATCGTTAAAACTCTTTCGCTTCCTCATATCATATGGTCTGTTATACATAGAGTTCGCCCACCTATTCAAATTTCTGACCATTATAACATATATCACTTTTCCATTGAGTCTATCCAAAAAATATTTATTTGGTAATCCATGTTTCCATCCAGTACCAGATTTAAAACTTCCTTCACATATGTGAACATTCTCTATGTTTTTTCTTAAAAGTTCTCTAATAAATCTTGTACCTGAATTTCTCTCCCCAAAAATCTTAATCTTCAATCGTGGATCTGTATTCAACTTTCTCAAATTTCGTAAACAAGTATTTAAAACAACATTTTGAACACTCATATACTTTTTACAAAAAAGTATTGACAACTAAATTTACGCAGTAAATTTTTCAAAAAACTAAACATAATATTGACACAAACTTAAAATATTGGTGGGTAGTTATATTCAAAATATGCATTGTTATGGAGAAATTATTCAAAAGATTGTTTGTACTGTGTTGAAAAATGGAATGTACTTCCGAGAATTTCGGAAGATATAGGCAAGAAATTAGGTTTAGGTAATAATTACTATTCATTTACAGATGAAGAACATAATATAATTCATGCAACACAAGAGTACAA